GCACTACTCAAGTCGACAGTTGCTAAGCTGCCGTTAATGGACCCGATCTGGGCCAGACGTTGATTCCGTGTCTGGTCAGAGAGATCCAAACCTGCACGCGACAGACGAGCCACCATAGCTTTCCCTATCCCAGCTTGAACAAAGCTGTTTAAGGTAGGCTGAACTATAATGGTACGGTACGTCTTAGCGTTCTTGGGCACAAATTGCAGCTTCGACTGATCTACTCGCACTGTAAAACTTGCGACATGATCAATCGTCCAATTGGTTTCATCCTCGTGGATTTCAACCCATGAAAAGTCTTCCTGGCATTCAAACCAACCAGGGGCGGACCTTACAAGTTCGTCAAATAAATTGGACGCCAACAACTCGCGGCTACACGAAGGACGCTCGGCCAACTTGGCAGTTGGGCAAGCATCAGTTCTTTTTATAGAACTCGTAGCACCGGGGCCAAAGCTGCAAGAAAGCTCCGATATTTTGGGCGCCTTCCCCAACACTCGGCGGATGAAATCGCGAGCACCATAAAGGATCTTGGTGTTGTCGCGTGTCGGAAATACCGACCCCGCTATAAGTGCTGAAAAGAAGCGATTGCTCTCTTTGCAGTCAGCTTCAGCCTCTAAGAACTTCTTTAGGGCCACATCAGCTTTATCTAGGCCAATGTCCAAGTCCTCAAGCTTACTAAAAAACGCTTGGGCCTGACGGGCATGTTTCAGCTCTTCAGCTGTACCACACCACGAACCGTAATCAAAGTCATACGCCAACAAGTCAGTGAAATTACCAGCCGAAATAAAACTGGCTAGTACCTGACCAGCATTGCCAGCAAGCTGGCAGTGGCGCAATGCGAAGACCTTCAGTAATTCGACGGAATCCGCATAACTGATCTCTGATGTCCAGCAAGTTGGAACTCGCATACTTATTCTCCTTAATGAAGCTAGTATTTAAGACTTCAGGGGGTTGTGATCTATCCGAAAGGACTAATACTCCTATAAAAGCAAGTAAGATCACGATAATGGTCGTCTCAAGATAATGCATTCGAGACGATCTGGAGCATTGCGAGAGCTAAGTCCGTATTGCCAATCGCAACCGCGATAGCAGCACAGATGGAAGCAACAAGCAATCTGATTTGAACCTTTGACAACTTCGGGAGAACCATTTAATGGTCAGCCCGGAAGAATTGAGGAGTCAATCAGTTCGGCAGCGTTGCCGGTGGTCACGGGCGTCACGGTTGTTGCAATTCCGTTGACGATATTCGTGAGCCATTGGCGGCCGAGGCGTCGTTGGACACCAGTACTCCGATCAGACGTGTACAGGACATATGAATGCTGATCCGTGAAAGCAACTTTCGGAGCAGCAGTATAACCTGCAGCGTTTTGACCTGCTACGGATTCCATTACGGAAATCTTCAAGTCAATCGAGACGCGTTCCGTGCCGTTTTTGAAGACACGCTGCGTCATACGCAGACTTGGCTGAGCGCCGTTGGGGACACCCGAAACCAGTTCTCGCCAGTTGGCGATCATACCGAGAGTCGGATCCTTACTGACACCAGCCGTTGTCAACGTATGCGTAACGGGCGTAGCTGCCCCGTCGAACGCGGTAATGTTAGCCTGTTGGCTCATAATTGCTCCTTAAGATTCCGGCTTAGCCGGAGAGACCAAATTGGTCAAATGCCTGTTCCTTGCCATTTACCGACCTTCCCGATATTCTGGGATACTACGCGGTTGCGCTTAATATTTCTTGGGCGCTCGGTACGTTCCGCATTAAATGCGGATACAAAGACAACGATCAGGGCCGCAGCATTTTTACAGTGAGCGGATGAGAAGGCCTTCTCCATCGATTTAAATGACGGAAGGGGCACATCTAATGAAGTACCGACAGTTCTGTCCAAGCGTACGTATTTTGCCTGCAGCCATCCAGGAATCCATCCGTGTTGGTACAACGGTGGACCGGGGGCATAGGCATGTATGGCTTGGTTTACTACAAATACCTTTTTACTGGTTTTGCAGTAACTCAGATCAAGACCTGAGAAGAACTGAAATTCTTCTAACATATTACCGATTGGTATAAACCAATCAGCTACGAAAGAAAAAGGTATCCGTTCCCATACGACGGTCAACAAAGCATTTGCTGCTAATGTCTTCCATATGGACGGCACTTCTCTCAACGTGACAACGTAGCTCACGGTCTCAAATAGAACAGCGTTGACTACAGCATTAGGGTCAACACCAACTGAAACCGTTCGAATAGGGCTTGTGGCCCTACCCGTGAACTTCATTGATCGAAGGGGCTCATGGCGTTGCTTAAACGCCTCAACTCCAGCGATTACGTCGGCTATCAGCGGACTCCACCCATATTGCAGTGCGAGCCAGCATCCAGCGACATCACGGGTCCTTAATGCATGTGCGAGCGAGCCTTTTTTGCTAGGTGACCCCATGATAATAGCGGGTACTAGACGGCTGAGCTCAACAATGTCCAATCTCTGGACAGCTGCTAGAAAGCGAAAACATTGCTTAATAGCATTTACAAGCATTTCGAGCGTTTTCTCAGTATCGGCGAAAGCACCCGCCGCGTTAAAGTCGTGTTCTTTAATAGCAGCACGAACTTTTCCGAGAGCACGAAGTTCCGCCAAAGGCTCACCAGAGACACCTTTAATCGTCGGTGTATTGACGTTATAGTTTGTCCCTGCATAGAGGAATGGCGGATCAAAGGGCCAAGCAGTATTTATCGAGTATGCATTAATACGTTTGTAGTATTCATAAAACAACGTATATGCATTATCGCGCTTTTTCTCGGGGTCATCGGCACCCGACCACGTCTTCTCTTGGTAGAGATTCGATGGTTGGTTATTAAATACCTTTGTACCCCAAATACGCGAACCCGATGTCATGACTGCTCCTATAAAACAGATCGGGGGGGAGAAT